CTAAAATATAAAGAAATTCAAAGACTACTGTAGTCGGTCAGTCGTTGATGAAGTGGAATCCGTTTCCAGTGGGGTGGGTCGGCCATAGACGTTGTTTGTCTTGTTCCGAGCGTTGTCTCATGTCAAAGTTTTGACAGTAGACTTCCTCATAGGTAGGGAATCTTTGAACGTTCATGGAGTAGGGAGTGATCCGGTTCGGATCGAACTCTTTCCATGCGGGTTCAATCTCCAGTACGTTGACCAAAAAGTGGTAGACATCCTTGCATACGTCGTAGACGTAGCGAGAACATCCCATTGAGGCCTGCGCGATGCCGGCTGCGGCTGCGGCGTGTTCGGCGGGTCTCCGGGGTCTTTCCGGGTATAGGAGGTGGGCGAGAAGTTCGGCTGGTGAGCGGTGAGCTAAGCCAGAACTGTTGCCATAAGAAAGCACTTCGACGTTGTCGGTCGATGCTCCGTAGGTGGTCTTGTCAGGGGAGAGGTCGGCGTTGAAGCGTCGTTTGGCTTCTTGTGAGAGTTTCTCGATGAATGCTCTTTTGTCTTCGACCATTTCTGGGAAGGCACAAAGGGAGTCATCACCTTGGACGAACAGTTGGAAGTGTTCTCCTGAGATGTTGATTCCTAGGGCGGAGAGGCATGTGAGTAGGTAGATTGCGTTGACAAATGAGTCCAGTAGTTGGGTCTGTTGGAAGCCAGAGGCGATTCCATTCCAGGTCCATTGGTACATGTTGCCAGATTCGGCCTAGATGGGTGTGTACTTGATTGCGTTGCACATCCAAGTCCATAGGCGGTCAATCTGCTCTTCTCGAGATTTTGTGTCGGTATAGTCGTGGGTATCGGATTTCGAAGGTTCGTATCCTTGATCGAAATCAAACCATGATTTCCACATATCATGAACGTCATCGATGACTTCGTGAAGGGCTTTGTGGTCGAAGCCACTCCAGTCAGCGGAGATGATCATGTTGTAGGTCTTTTGAGACAGAGTGTGGATGAGTTTGTTCCATCCTCCTCGAATTGTCTCGTAACCCCAGAGTAGGGGCGAGGTGCCAAGCGGGCGGTTGAGATGATCTTTCTGGATATTCCAGATGAACATATTTTCGACCATCAGTAGGAGTTTGGGAACTCCAAAGACGGCGCGAATCTTGTCGGGCTTGTCCTCTTTGACCATGTGGGAGCGAGAGTGAAGATAGGTGAATTCGTAGGGGATCGGTTCTCCTTTGTCATTCCAGAAGGGGGTTCGGCCATACTTGATGTCGTGGACGAGCTGTCTGTTGATGTGGAAGATCTCGTCATATAGATTATGGAACGAGAGGCGATCGTTGTCGATGTCATCTTCTCTTGCTTTTTGCTGCACGTATTCTTGCCAGAACTTGCTTTCCGTGAAGGGGGCTTCTGCAGAGATCGGGAGAGTCCAAGGGTAGTAGCGCAAATCGGGGAACGAAATGGGCTTCAGCCTGCGGGTTGGGCGGAACATCTTCTCGACTACTTTGAGGGCCTTCTTATAGTGGAAGTCGCGAGGAACATCGTGTTGGGGAAGGTCTGTCTTCTTGAAGTCTTCTTCTCCGGATTCAGGATCGGTAGCGGATCGGCGGTATCCATTGATTGCTTCTTTAGCGAGCTGCGGGGGGCAGATCGAGTGAACAGCCTTTTTGGTGAGGCGTAGGATGAAATCCTGCTCACGGTCGGTCGTCTTCGTGTGCTTTGTGATAAAGCGGCGAGTCTTGCGGTTCATCGGAAATTTTCCGAGGAATTTGAGATTGGC